TCCTCATTAACTATTCCTAGTTGACGAGAAAGTCGAAGACCGCAATCTGCTGCAAGAATATGTTTTATGTCTCGAATGAGAGAGTTATCTTTTTTCCAAGCAAGTTTACAAAACTCGTTGTCTCCACTTACACCAATAACATCACAACGACTACTTAATTCGTCCATGCCAGCTATTTCTGTTGGGCAAATAAAAGTAAAATCTTTTGGATAGAAATATACTACTGACCATTCGGCGAGTAATACATCTACATCAATGATTTCATTTTCTTCATTTACACCTTTCATGTGTAAGTTTGGAAATCTGTCTCCTACTGTTAACATAATCTATTCCTATTTAATATCAAATTCGTCTGTGATTGTTTCATCAGGCTCGCTACCAGAACCTTCTCTCAATCTATCAAGAAGTTCTTTTTGTGCATCCGGTGTTGGTCGAGTAAGTACTTCGTCCATTGACTTCAGATCAGCAATTAATGCTTGCTCATCTTCTGTTAAAGGTCTTGGTTTGCACTTCAGAGCTTGTAGTTGATACTCAACATTATAAGCCATCGGTCCAGTTTTTACTCTCTTAAAGTAAACATCCCAGCCAGTTTCAGGGTCAGTTGGATCGCCAAGATCTTCTGCTGCAACCATAATCTGCTCGAGTAATTTTTTCTTTAAGTTTAGTACTTTGACTTTTCCATCGTGGATACATTGAATTGCATATGCCCAACCGCATTTCAGTTCGGGATGATATTCTCTTACCCAATCTTTCTCTACATTGGTAAATGCTTCGGCATCTCTATCGAATGAGAGACACTCGAATGGTAAATTCTTACCGTTTTCGCCTTTCAACCAGTAAACATAGCGAGGAAGCATATCCCCCACCATTCTTACCATGTTGTCGCCTTCGACATATTGATAACTGTCGATTTTATTTTTTTGGGCTTCGCCCTTTGCTTGATTAAATTTTATTGCCATTTTATTTCCTTTATAGTGATTTCTTCAAATAAAAAGTGTATATAATATCCTTCTATTCGTAGTAATCTGTTGTTTTTAATACTGTCCTCGTCCCCTGTAAAGTGGAGGAGGTCTAATCTGGTATCTTTTGTTTTTTGATATTCAAAATAATTACGCAAGGATGCGATACCTGCATATTGCACAATCTCTGCATCTGAATATCTCCTACGCTGAATGAATAACGCCTCGGGGTTTATCAAGAAGCTATGCCCATGAAAACTTTTAGTCCAAAACTTGTATATTCTATCATGTCTATTCACTGGTGGAAGTTTATAGGTAAGTATATGTAGGATTGTCATAATATCTTTGACACTCCCATTGCTTTCCTTTTTTACTTTTTCCCAATTATAGAATAACATATTATATCAAAATTTTGACTCGATGTCAAGATATATTTTTCTATGTTGACAGAATGATATTGTTGTACACTTCACTACCTTCTTGTAGTTCCTCTTTAGTATATGCTAGTTCTTTAGCTTCTGTTACTTGAGTCGCTGATGGAGGCGGTATAAAAAATACGCCTCTTTCTGTTCTATTTGTTTTATCCCATACTATCCAGCAGTAGTCTGTAGCATCTGTACCCTCTCCTGTAAAGGAAGGTCTTTTACTAAGTACGTGTAATGCTGTAGGTGTATTTTGTTTCCACCAATTATGTCTACCAATACTGCCCAAGTAATTCAGTCTTGATAGAAATATAACTGTCTGCCCATGAGCAAAAGAATGATTTGCAAACTCTTGCAAAATATTGAAGGGAGGATTTGTAAATATTAAATCTACTTGTTCATCCCAATCAAAAAAATCTTTTCCTTCTAGTATTTCAGAGTAGGTTGTTGTTAATCCTTGTTCTTCTAGAAATAACTGTATTCTGCCATCTCCTCTACACGGCTCATGTGCTGAAGTAAATACACTCCAATCAATTTCCAAGTTTTCATAACACCAAGGCGGTGTAGGATAAAAATCACTAGGATTTAAACTCTTTCCTGTTTTTCTACTCATATTGTTCTTCCTTTAAATATATATATATTATTATAACAAAACTTTGAGGAAAAGTCAAGATATATTTTTTTATACTTCTGATATTTCATAGCCTTGTCGCATGTAGTATCCCCTTCTTGCAGATGCTTGCTTTCTAGCTGTACGACCTTCTAAATTAATGTCTACTATAACGGGTTGTGGTTTTCCGTCATACATTCTTATAACACGACCAATTAACTGTGTGAGCAAAGGCTCATTGTTTACTGGTGTGCCCAAAATAAGACAACTTAGGCAATCAACACTAATACCTTCTGAAAATATACTTTGTGTTCCAAACAGTATATCTTTGTCAGTAAATATTTCTTTTATCATATCTCCTCTTTCTTGATGAGGAACATCTCCTGTTACGCAGATTGCGTTATCTCCTACAAGTCGTGCACAACTCTTTAGAAAGTCTACTCGGTCGCTTACGAGAAGAACCTTGTGCCCTTTTGCGGCATAACTCGCTGCAAGCATTGCCATTGTATTTTGGTATTCCCAATCATACGCAAGTGCGTTGATTCGATTTGCCCAATCAACATTGCCATCCATAAAGCGAATTCCCGAATGAATTATGTCAACTCGTGGAGTAAGATAGTTTTCTCGAGGTGGCTTGAACACTGTATTTGAAAAGTAATCACGAAAGACTACATGTCTTCCATCCTTTCTCTGCATTGTTCCAGTCAGTCCGATTTTGTAGCGTGCCTTCGAAGCGTCTACAATTCGTGTAAATGTAGGTGAAGATACATGGTGCATCTCATCCAATATAATTGTACCGAACTCTCCTACGATTTTGTCGATATTTCGGTACAAAGTTTGTACATTTCCAACGACAAACTCTTTATTCATTTCAAACTTTCCTGAACCGATCACACCCGCCGTGACCCCGAAAACTTTTTGTACTTCTTTTTCCCACTGTCCTCTTAACGCTAATGTGTGCGTAACAATAAGTGTCTTTTGTTGCAATTTATTTGCGATTGCTAACGCAGTGAATGTCTTCCCAGCTTACCCAAGCGTTGATTATACAACTGTCTTGGACTTCATCATATACGGACTGTTGAGAATCTCGTAAAGTAAACTTAAAGTCAAAAGGTTTGATTGGTATATCATTCCGCTTATCTTTTATTTCGTAATCCTCTGGTATGAGATCCGTTCTTCCGATCGGTATAGAAACCAAACCTGCTCTTATTACGCCCATATTCTTTATGATGATAGGCGGATCCGTTGGTCTTCGAGGAGGTATTGAATATGTCAGTTCTTCATCGAGAAATGACTGATATTCATTACTGCACTCTAAGTAAATGCGATTGGAAAGAATAGCTTTCATTTAGTCCAGTGGTACTAAGTCGCCAGTTTCGAAAAAATTGTACACAACTTCATCGAGATACTCGTAAGGATAAATCTCCTCTCCTGAGAGTAAGTTTTTGCAAGGCTCGTGCCACTCAAAGTCATCATTGTCTGCATAGCCTTCCCCGAGAACTTCTTCCATAACAGAAGTGATATCGCCATCATCTTGATAATTGTCATCATCATCGAGATAATGTGTACCATCTTCCCGAAGTACGGTTTCAATATTATATACTCCGATAAAGTTTCGGAACTCATCTTCATAAGTCATTTTTATATATACTGTTTCTCCGTATTTTTCGGTTATGTAGTTTGCAATATTCTGCGCCAGAGTATAGGGAGGACTCCAAGCTGAGTAACCTGTTATGTACCCGTTGCTGGCTTCGTCAATATTACACCACTTTGCGCCAACATTATCTACGTACCAATTCCAACTATCTTCAAGATTTCCATCTTTATCAAATTTTGGATTTGCTGGTTGCATAAAAGGTTGATTTTCTAGGGGTAGAAATTCTATTACTTGGCGAGGTTCATTGTCGCCCCATTGACGAGTAATTTCTTCTTCTAAAAAAGATTCATCCCACTGCTCGTCAGTAAGATTAGTAATTATTTCCATATTAAAATATACATGATTTGCCATATTATCTCCTATTTAAACTCGGGACCATTATACCACTGAACGAGTGAGTATCGTGTCCCTCTTTTTACTTCAGT